GTCGCAAGAAAGGGTAACACCGCTACGCACGATAGCGGTGAGTAGCCTTATTCGTCTTCTTCCTCTTCGTCCTCTTCAACCGCAAGGTGTTGCTTGTGGATGACAGGCTTAGGGTCAGCGAGGTGAGGAATGGCTCGTGCGGTATTATAATCCACAGCCATACAGGCTTGATGGAAGTCAATACCATCACGCTCCATATATGCTTCAACGATGTCATCGTAGTCGTATATGATGCCGCCAGTGACGGCACACTTACCAACGATGGCGTTGTCAAGCCACTCACGAGGCTCAAGGAAGGTACATCCCTTGAACATCTCGCTGTTCTCCTTCAGGTCAGCCTTTGAAACTCTTTTCATAGGATTTCTTTTTGAACTTGTAGCAGGGCATCTTACGGATTGCGACCACGCTTGACCTTCTTCTTGCCCATACGATGTCTAGTTTTCCGTCTGCCAGATACTCGCTTAGTTTTCTTTGGCACACCCTGTGGTTCATTGCGAATTTCTTCGACATCTCTCTGCAAGAAAAGTACCCCGCTGGTACACATTCCTCCGACACTCGCTTGTAGCGAGCCTTCGTAGCCGTCAGTTCGTTTAGGAACAAGATTGTCTTCTGTTTCATTCTGCTTGGTGGCTAAAGATGAACTTTTCTCCGACTCGATGGGCTTGCCAGACCTTCCAGTTCTTACCTTGTATGAACCCATATAGCCATCCAGTACCCCACTTAGATGTTGCCAGTCGGTTTTTGGCATAACGCATCTCACGCTTCTTACAGAGGCATCCTCCCGAAAAACCAACAGTACCTCGATATCGTTTGGCGTTAGTTTGCTGTATGCTATGGATGTGTCCCATAAGTACTGCTCCTTCTTCCAGTCCGTAATGGATTGCGTGTTCCTCGACCGCTCGTATCCCACAAGTATATCCGTGTACAGTTCGTACTCTGCCAAGCGTGAAAACTCCTTCCTCTGCGTGGTACGGAAGAATCTTCTTACATCCAACCTTCTTAAGGTTGCTTGTAATTTCAGCATCAAGGTCTTCGCAAAAGTCCTTAACGATTCCATTGGTTGACGAGTGGATGAGGTGGTGTAGTCTGTCTTCGTGGTTTCCATAGTGAAAAACTGTGGGCTTGAGTTCGTGGATAAATTCCAATCCAGCCTCGACATCGTTGTGCAGGGACTCGGCTTCTTCCTTGCCGCTTGCACCAGACCTGAGGCTTCGGAAATCAAAGCAGTCACCCAAGTGGATGACCTCGTGAGGCTGGTAGTCCTGCACAAAGTCAAACAGTTGTTTGGCGGCTTCGGTATCGACCATATCTCCGTGGTTATCCCCGACTGCGAGGAATCTTATTTTTTTCGTTTGGGTGGGCATAGTTCGTATTGTAGAAGTTTGTAGCGTAGGTTCGTGACCTCATCGGTCAGGTACTGCATCGCCCTAATCATATCTCCGACAGTTATAGTGGCTTCGTCCATCTGTTGAGAGACAGCAGGTATTTCCACCGCTCCTTGTTGTCCTTGATGTGCTGGACTACTTTCTTCTCCTCTGTTGGAGTCAGCCCCTGCTTTTGAAATGGTTTTCCTTTTCCGCATTTTCCTCGTTTGCTCATTTAGGAAGGTTGTTAAGCCACATTGAGTGCCAGTAGTTGGCTTCAATCTGCCAGTAGCCAAGAGATGCAGTAAGCCGTGTCACTGCTCTTTTACACTCATCGGCATCGGCATAGTTCGGTTGCGTAAAGCCATCAGTATCGCTTCTGCGTCTTTCATTGTCAGCGAAACGAACTTCTGGTGTGGACTCTTCCTTGCTTTGCCTAACAGGTAGGATAAACGGACATCCACTGGCAGTACGGATTTCCTTGATTTGGGTGGCGTTGTGGAGGACATCGATAAGTTCTTCGACTGTGATACCAAGCAAGAAGGCACTAGACTTTAGGCTGTTCTGTGCTGTGTGGTTCATAGACAGGTGTTGAGGTAGATTCTAGCCCTATTCAGGGCAGGGTCGTTTGACTGCGTGTTGAAGCCAAGCCTAGCCGCACCTGTTACGCCCTTGTTGTAGGCCATATACAGGGTCATCTCATTGACCTTGACCTTACGCTTTTCGAGGGTCTGGGCGAGCCATTCAAAGTGCCATCGTGCGACCTGATGAGCCATAGGGTAGTTGAAGGCGTTGTCCTTGCAGTACTTCCAGTTTTCTCCGTTCCTGCGACAGGCATCTTCCCACGCTGAACGCTGGATTTGGTATCTGCCAAGGCTTGCACCATTGTCACCGACAGCGGTGCAGTTTTCGCTGGATTCGATGATGGCGATTTTATGCAAAAAGCCATCCGTTATTTCGTAAGCCTGTGCTTGGATGCACAAGGCGAACAGTAGTGCGTATTTCATTTGGAAAAAATGTCCCTGCTAGGAATCGAACCTAGATTGATGGTTTAGAAAACCACTGTTCTATCCATTGAACTACAGGGACAGATTAATTAGAACGGAACTTGGTCTTCGGGTTCGTCCGTACTGTTTCCGCTTTCACCGCTTTCCTTGATAGCCCAGAGAGCCTGTGCGGACTTCTTGAGGCTCAAATCCTTAGGGCCGACTTTGCCAGTCTTTTCCCAAGGCTTCGGCTCCCACTTGTTCGCCCAGTAGTCGAGGTCAGCCATCGGCAGGTTGTTAAGGGTAGTACCCTTGTTCTTGCCGAACGGCACAGGGAGGTCAAAGTCCACGCTCACGCCAGCCGTAGGAGCGGACGCAGGAGCGGACGCTTTCTTGACAGGAGCAGGAGCAGAGGCGGTCTTGACCACTCGGTCAACTTCACAGTCATCATCAGCCGTAGCCAGACCTCCGATGGAAGCCAGACAGTAGCGTCTGAGGTAGGTCAGGATAGCACCTGCCTGTTGACCAGTAGCCTGTTCACCGACAGGGACGATGCACGAGGATTCGATGCTCGTGCCGTTCTTGTGTGCGATGATGGTCTTGATACCGATGCCATTGTCGTGGTACTCGGAGGTCGGCAACTGGATGACCACGAGGCCGTGCTTGCTGAAGATTGGCTTCAGGTACGACAGGTGAGCCGACAGGCTGGCGAACTTCGACTTGAAATGCGGATTGAAGTCATCCGCAACGATGTCCTTGGTCTCATCGTGTACCTTGCCAAGGGCAGTGTACAGTTCAGAGAGGTTCTGCTTAGGAGAGTCTTCCATATTATCGATTTTAGTCCAGAGTTGGTTACTTGCTCTTGACCACTTCATCGTTAATCTTTCGACTATCGTTTGCGTTGATGCGAACAGCCTTCCCTTGGTCATTGATGTAGGAGTAGTAGAGGTAGTGCTTGACCTTAACAGGCTTCAGCAGTCTCGCCATTCTGCCGTCAGGCAGGATGACATACTTCTTGGCATTAACGACCTCGATGACGGAGGCTTCGGTTTGGTTGGTGTTATCCATTTTGGTGTGGGGGAAATTATTGCACGGACGCTCCGTAGATTTTGAAGTAGTCCTTAAGTCTGCGAATGATGGCAGAGCCTGTCTCTCCGTTGGTAAATCTGTCGGATAGTCCGTTGCCGTTGTAGTTCGTTGTTATGATGGTCGGGCGTTTATTGGATGTACGCTCGTCAATGATGGAGAACAAATCACTCTCCATCCGTTGCGTCAAGCGTTCTTTTCCTAAATCGTCAACGACCAGCAAAGCACAGTCTGTCAAGCGTTCAATCACATCTCCGTGATTCTGGTTGGCGAAACCCTTTTCGATTTCCTGCTCCAGTTTACGCATCGTAAGGAAGGTGCTGTGACGAGGGTAGTAGTGAAGCCACGCCTTGTTATACATCGCCCAAGCCGTGCGTGTCTTGCCTGTGCCTGTGATGCCGTGCAAGAGGACGCTCTGCTCTGGCCTGTACTCCTTGAGAGCCACCTGCATCTGGGGTGCAAGTTTGCTCTCGATGGTGTCGTGGAAAGCGAGAGGCGTGGAAGGATGCACCGACTTGAAGCACCAGTTGTGCTTGTCGAACACCTCCTTGTACACGAACGGATACTCGTGATGCTCCTTGGTCTGGAAGCAGTCGAGGCACACAGCGATGTAGGGTTTGAATTTCTGACTGGTTGCGTCCCAGACAGGTACTGCGTCAGTCTTGCAGTGGATGCACTTAGAAGCCATTGGCGTGGTCTTGGTTGGTGAGCGTTTTAGACTTGTTGGTAGTTACGACAAAAAGACCCTGCCAGCCGAAGGCAATGCTTTTGTTAATGGAAGCGATGGCGTTCTCCTCCGACCCCCATCCAGAGAGCATCAGCAACTGCTCCTTCATCGTCATCTCTGACAGAGGCTTCTTAATCTGTTTCCGATAGGCCACCCACTTGTCCCAAGCATCGGCAAAGGGCTGTTCGTAAGGAAGGGTTAGGGTAGGTTTATCCTCTTTCTTATCCTCTTTTCTATCTGTAGGAAGTCTACTTCCCCCCCTGCGGGAAACTGGCTTCCCCCTCCCTAGGAAATCTGTAGCACCCACCAAGGCTTGCTTCTCCACAGTCCGTAGGATGCGTTTGCCGTCTACCTCGATGCGTACCACCAACTGGAAGTCGATAAGCGTTTTGAGGACATTCTTGACCTGTCTGTCGCTCAGTTGCAGGGTCTGTGCAAGGTAGCCGTTAGAGGCGTAACAGCCCTCTTCGTTATCGAGGGCGTTTACAATTCCGTACACCACCTTCTCGGTGATGGTCAGCGTCTCCATCTGGAAAACCTCTACAGGAATCCAGACACCAGTGAATGATGGCTTGCTCACAGTTGGATGGAGAAATCGCCTAGGCTCTGGGCAGGGTAGGATACCCACACATTGCACTTCTGGGCGGCTCGTAGTTCCGACAACTTGGCCTCAACGATATCCTTCCACTTCTGCAACTGCTTTTCAGGCACATCATAGAACACACAGGTGCTAGGTTCAGATTTTTCTACAGCGATAAACTCAAAGGCGAACTTCTTCTTGAACACCTGTTCAGCCAGTAGGCAATAGAAGCCAGCCTGTACCCAGTACAGCCTGTCCTTCACCTCGTACTTAAACGAATCAGGCGATGCGTCCTCACAGGTCTTCACATCCCTGATTACACCGCTCTCGACATTGATGAGGTCAAGGCGAGCCTTGCACTCCTGCTCCCAGAGGTTGCCAAGGAGCACCTGTTCGACCCGAAGGTCAGGGTTGTGCTTCATCAGCCTGAAGTCAGGGTTACTAAGGACAGCGTTCACAGCCCTATCCACAATCTCCTTGGATGCGGCCTTAAGGATGGTCTTGCCGACAGCCCCAGCCTCAAACGCCTTCTTGATGGCCTTGCCCTCTGTGGTTCGTGCGTCCACATCAGGCAGATAGGCGATGGTGTGTTCGTACTGGTCAGGCTGAAGGACAGCCGTGTGGATGGCAGTCCCGATTCTCATAGCCTCGGTTTCCTCGACCTGCTTCTGGTTAAAGAAGTGGTAGGGCGAGCGGATAAACGCCTTGAAGCGGGAAGCGTTCAGGGCGGGAAGAGAGCGGTACTCGCTCTCCGTCATCGTGGATACTAGTGCGTTGTGCATTTCGTTTATTGGTTTTGGGTTTTTTGGTCGTAGTAGAGGCAAACCCTTGGGCTTACACTCCAGTACTTCT